TAATTAGGACCATCTTGAATACAATCTCTGATTGCATCTTTATCAAAGTAAGGCATATTACGTAGTTGCCTTAATTGACTTTTATTCATTTTGTGTCTATGTATTACATATTCACATTCTTCAATGTTAGTAGCTGTAGGGTCTGGATAAAAATCCCAACAACTTACAAATTCTATTCTTGGTACTCTAACTTCTAAAGGATTATAAGTTCGATTACCTTCTTCATCTTTATCCCATTTGTTTAATTGTTTATTAAAATTAAAAGGTCCTTTTACTATTCCTGTACCAAGTAAAGCAGATTCTAATAAAGCATTTCTTATTTCAGATGAGCCATGTGATTCATCAATTTGATCATGAATAAGCTTCTCCATTCTTCGAGCAGCTTTTTGTGCAGGAGATAATTCTAAAGCTTGTGGATTAGGACTTAATCCCTCAACCAACATATCTTCGGCTGCATCTTCTAAGCTATCCGAAAACATTCCTGTTCCTAAAGTTGCTCCTGCTTTTAAAGTACGTCCATCTCCTTCATATCCAACATCGTAAATATTTTCTTGAGGTTCATCTTCTAAACGATTACCAATATTATCAGGTACGGAAACACTAGGACTTTCAACACCTAATTGTCCTTGATCAATATGAGCATGTTCAAACTCACCTTCTGGAATTTTTGTTTCTGCTATACCTATAGGAAACTTACCAGTTCCAAATATAACATCAACTAATTGACCAAAAGCAGCTAGTACTTTTGTTTTTGTAATTTTAACAAAGACTCTAGATTTTTCAGAATCTCTAAACTTTGTGCTTTTCTGATATAATCCTCTATAGTTTTCGTAAGAACGTAACCACCTACGCTCGTCTTTTTCTCTACTTTCTTCTGACTGAGCAAAACGACTTGTAATAATTCCAACTAAATTTAATCGTTGAGAATCTTCTAAGTCTAAAGTTTTACCTGCTTCACCTTCTACTTCTACGTAGATATTATCAGCATTTAAAATTGTATTGTCGTTATCTGCCATATATTAGTATCCAAATGTTGAATCAGAAGGTTGATATATATCCTGCTTGATTCGTAACATCCTATCGTGAGGATGATCTAGCCTTGGTCTACTCATGATCATATATCTTAACGCATCATAAGCGTGATCGGCTGAATTAGTATCTACATCTTCTGGATTACTTTTTGATAAAGGCAATCCTTGTAGTTCTTTTATTAAATTTACACAAGTATTAAAGATTTGTAATCTTGGTCTACCTGTTTCTCTATCAGGTCGTAAATACTCGTGTATCTGAACTTTACCGGCTATACGATTCTTATCAGCTCTTTTAAGTTTATGTCCTTTTAAAACTAACATTTCACCAATCGTAGGACCTGTATATCCTGTTCTCGACCACGCAGCAGTATCTAATACTCCTGTAATTGACTTAACTTCATTTTCTTCCATGTCCGTTATTGTATCTCCAAGGACCTCACCGGTAAGACCTTTTTTGTAAAGTTCTCTATATATAATGAGGGTCTTATCTTCGGGGTCAATCGTTCCCCAGAGACAACAACTTTCAGAAGCATATCCATAGTCAATACCTTTTAATCTTTCCCACCAACTTGGTAAATCGTATGGTGGTATAATATGTATTGAGGGGTCAAACTCAGCAAACGCTGCACCTTCCGATATATCCCAATTACCTTCAAGTAACTGTCTTCTTTGTACCGGAGGTAATGAAAGTAACATCCTTTCATATTCCCCATCTTCTGCAAGAAAAGGATTATCCTGTAATCTTGCAGGTATAAACTTTCTTGTTAAACCATCTGAACCTTTAAAAGTTTTATTTTCTTCTGCCGGTTCTATGTATCTTTTTTTTACCCATTGTGCACCTACACCTCCGGGGTTAGCAGTGCATCTTAAATAAGTTGGTAGTTCTGGATTCGTAGTTCTTAAACGTGAAGCTAAATAGTTCCAACCAAATTCAGTTGGTAAGTGTGTTATCTCATCAAAGCCAATCCAACTATATGCTTGTCCTTGATAACGATATACATCAGCATCACGCTCTAAGAATCCAAACTCAATCTTAGCACCGCTTGGAAACTGCCAAAGTTTTTCGACTTCTTTAAACTTAGCACCCTTAAAAGCTTTAGGATACAGTTCACGAGATTTATCAATTAACTCTCTCAGTTCCGGCATAGACCTTCTAAGTATTAAAGCTCTATGCTCTGCAAAGTGGCAATATCGCAATGGATCAATTAACATTGCAAAACTTTTACCACCACCTGCTGCACCTCCGTAAAGAACATCTTTTTCTGATGCAGCTAAAAAATCTGTTTGCGGTCCATCGTTAGGCATAAACGCAACGTATGAACCTGTTTCCGTTACATGTCGTTGAACTGCATCTGGCAATTCATTAACATCTTCATTTGTTATAACATTAGATGTTAAACCTTTTTCTTTTACAGATAATTCTTTTTCTGCTTTAGCTAAAGTACGTCTTAGTTTTTTTACGTTTTTATTTTTTTTACGTAAAGCCTTCTGAGCATGTAACGCTGCTTTTACATCCGATAACTCGGAGTTCTTAGGTCTTCCCGGTTTTTTCCTAGGAGTTCCATCTTTATTAAGTATATAACTCCCGTCTGGGTTTGTCAAGTACTTTTCTGGATTATTTTCCGAATCTGCCATATTTTTTATCCACGTATTTTTTCAATCCGGGTCTTGAAAGTTTTTTACCAGTTTCAGCTTCTAACCAATCTACAGCTATACCTAAACTAATTTCTCCATGAAAAACAGAATCAGCTACTTCGTTTAGTATTTCTAACTCCTCTGGTATTGGTTTTAAGTATCCATCAAAGTCTGCATCAAGCTCATACCCAAAAGGTATTGTTGAAGAATTTCTTTTAATATAATTATTAGGAACAAACATCATATTATTTTTTATTAAATATCTTATCCCAGTTATCGTCAAATTGTTTTTTAGAAATTGATGATGGTCTAGCTCTTGAACCTTTACCTATTCTACCACCACCTTTTTTACTTGTCATTAAGACCGGTTTATCTTCACTACCTAAAGTTGCCATTGATTATGTTTCCTATATAAAGTTTTATTTTCCCAATCTTCAATAGCCTTTGCTATACTTTCTTCTGCTAAAACACTACAATGTAATTTAATAGGAGGTAATTGTAAAGCTTGTGCAATATCTTTATCTTTAATTTGCTTTGCTTCTTCTACTGTTTTACCTTTTAACATTTCAACAAACATAGTACTAGATGCAATTGCTGAACCACATCCATATGTTTTAAACTTAACATCTTCTATTGTATCTCCATTTAGTTTAAGCTGTAGTCTCATTACATCACCACAAGCAGGTGCACCCGTCATACCAGTTGCAACATTAGGGTCTGTAGGATCGAACCTACCTACTGCATGTTTTTCAGGTTCATTAAGTACACTTTCAAACCTATCTATTACTTGTTGCGAATATGCCATTTTAAAATATAATTGAGTTAATATACATAAATAACATCATAAGTGCTAACATACTAACTTGAATTACTGACATAATAGCTACGATACTTAGTTGTTTCTTTGCTAACCAACTTAATTCTTTTTCTTGCCAATCTTCTGGTGTTACCATTTTACTTTATCAGCCCAATAAGCTGCTGACATTTTCCCTTTTGCTATGTTCTTTGCGTGACGTGCTTTAAAAGATTTACGTTTTGCTTTCATTCTATCAGACTCACCTGCTTTAGGTTTACCTGCAGTCTTTGCACCCTTTTGTCCAAACCTTATGGTTTTAATCTTTGAACCTTCTTTAGCCACAACTATGTGTGACTTCTTAGGATGATTAGGTGTCCTTTTAGGTTTGTTATAGCCACTAACACCGGCTCGTTTCAAACGTGAGTCTTTAGCTTTCCCACCTTTTTTATAATCTTCTCTCATCGTTTTTTTCCTTTGTGTAGCCCATGTTTAGCATGTTGCTTGCCTTTCTTTGTAGCTTCTCTTTTCTTTTTATTAGCTGCTGCTAGTTTTTTTCTTCCTGCTGCAGTTGATTTAAGTTTCTTTATAGTAGCTGCAGGTGCATAAACTTCTCCAGTTTCTGAAGATTTCTTACCACTAGCAGTTCTCCACTTCTGATCAGTCCACCGTTTAAGACTTTTTTGACTTTTTTTGAGTGCCATGTTTTTTCCTTATTGATTCTTTACCCTTTTTAAAAATACTAGCTACTTGAGTTTTGCCCATTACTTTAGCTCGTTGCTCTCCTACAGTTAATATTTGTATCTTTCTTGCAAAAGGTTTATTAACTTTCTTTACTTTAGCTACAGTAGCTCTAGCATCAGATGGAGTAGCAAACTTAATACTTACTGTATCTTTTGGATTCTCATCAGTATATAACCTACGACCACTTCCTTTAGGTTTCTTACCTGTACCAACTTTAGGGTCTCGTTTCTTTTTAGGCATTACTTATAGCCACCACCTTTAGCTTTATATTCTCTAGCAAGCATTTGTGCTTTTCTAGCACTCCATTGTCCGGGTTTACCACCCTTACTACCTGCTTTAATCTTATTAAAAAGATTCTTACGCATAGTAGGCTTGGTATAGTTACCTGCTTTGTTTACGGTTGATTTCTTTTTTGTTGTCGTTTTCTTTCTTGGCATGATTTCTTTTATTCATTATGGTCTGCCATGCTATATTGTTGGCTTCCAATTTTTTATTTATTGACATATTAATGTAAGGTTCGGGGTTCTAGACCGTGTTCTAAATAGTGTATTACTGTACCATCAGCAACGATTTCTTGTAACTCACCAATTAAAATTAAATTATTAAATTCAGCAGCTTCTTCAGCTAACTCCCAAGTTTCTGCAAGTATATTAGGACCTGCATATCTTTTACCATCTTGTTCAACTTCCGTCAGAAATATCTTCATAGTCTTCTTTATCTAAATCTAATGGAGCTTTATCAGGCATAAGAAAAATACCACCTGATCCTACGTTATGATTTACATCAACTCTATCTATTTTACCTACTCCAACTCTATCTAATAATGTTTGAGCTGCAGTAAGTTTATTATTAGCTTGTATTACAGGTCTATTAGACTCCATAATTTCTACGAGTTTAAAGGCTGCTTTCGGTGCAGAGTTTGCTAGTATCTCTTGTGTCAACTCTAGTATTTCAGATTTTAAAGTCTTTACAACATGATGATAGTGACTTGCATACCCTGCAAGCTCTGCAGCCTTCTTAGCATCGCCTTGTGTCTCTACAAGATGTTCTAAAAAAGCTTTTTGTTTGTCTGTTAGTTCTCTCCGTTGTTGAGAGCTATCTATGCTTGGAAGTATTGCCATGTTCTTTATTATAGGGGTGGATAAAGAATTTGTCAAGTTTTTAAAAGTTTTTTAAAGTACCTATTGACAAAAACATCAATCAACTGTATACTAACGTAGTAGACCCTCCGGGGTCAAATAGTACCTTTCCTAGCCACTTTATAGCCCCCCGTTAACCAGTCTAGTTTACACCCCATCCTCTTCAAAATGTATAACCATGCCATAGATATATAGGTGGTATGGTATGGTCTCCTGCCCACCCCTATCAGGTTTTGTTAGTCAAAAAAGTCTACAAAGTTATAGGATGAGACTAGACTTTTCTTTGTAGACTTTGATAGACCTTTGATACTTTCGTAGCTTTCAAAGCTTTGATGAGTTCTTCTTTCCAGTCACTAAAAGATTTCTAAAGTAAAAGAGTGACTATTCTTTAGCAACCTCTTAAGCTTCTCAAGTATCCTGCTGCTTGATGGGGCTTTCTCGTTTGTCGTATCTCCATCAGTAAAACATATAGCACTTTATCGTACTTGAAAGGCCCTTGACGACCTTACAGGTCTTAAAGGTAGTACAAGTCTCCACCTTTACAAGTTCTTTCAAGTACTGGTTTACAAAGATTAGAAGATTTTAAAGTTGATAAATGTTTACAAATAACCTAAAATAAACCTATGTTTTACTTTGGAGATACTTACATGACAAACTTCACAATCCACATTACTAATCAAGCAACGCAGGATACTTTCGAGTTTCAAACTATTGATTCTGCTAAAGAATTTATCGAGAACATGTGCAAGCATGACTACTTGATAAATCTAGGCGTTCATCGCTTAGAAATCTTTTCGACTGACTGGAGAGTCACCGAAAAATTGTTAAACCAATATTACCTAAGGAGGTACAACTAATGGAAAATATAAATACTCATCAAAGCATTTCATCAACTAACGATGGTTCAGCAACTGAGCCACAGGTTGCTTATCTAATCAGTCTTTATCGAGAGACTTTGAAAGCTACTATCGCTAATAGCAAGCGACCAAGCTACGAGAATCTCAAGCAAAAGAATGATTATCAACTCTTTCAGTTTTCTCTCAACAAGCAGAGTAAACTTCGAGGTAGCTTGGCTCTTCATGCTTGGAATTCTTTTATACCCAGTACAACTGGATATACCAAGCATAAAGTATCAACTCTGATTGATGATGCTAAGAATCATAACAAGTTCGATAAAGCTTTTATCAAAGCTTTTCTTACTTCTGCAGATGCTTACAAAAAGCCTACTAAAGCTTAATTAGCATCATCAAAGACCTCTTAGTCTCAATGGCTAAGAGGTCTTTTTTTTGACTAACAAAAAATTTTCAAGCCCTTTTGCTACTCGCAAAACCCCTTGATCCCACCCAGTCTGCAGAGCTACTTCGTAGCACTTTAGTTGAGGGTTAGACAAAGCCTTCCCCTTTATCCGTACCGGCAGGAGTAATGAAGACATTCCATTTAGGAATGCCAACAAAGACCATACCATACTAAATAGAAAGTTATTTATGTTTTATATAGATATAATTTGCATAGATATATTGCGAATTATAAGTGGGTGCAGTATATTGAGGGCGATTATAGTTTGGTGCAGTATATTGAGGGAGTTTAGTTATACTAGCGGTAATATATTATATTTCTTAATTATACTTGGGGTTGACATGGGGGAAAAGCTGTGAGACAATTTAGGGGCTTGGTCGAAAGACCTGATGTTTAATAATTAATCTTAGGAGATTTAGAGATGGCAGCAGAAATAAATATACATGATGTAACTAATGTGGTTGTAAAACAATCTAGTCATGACTATGAAAATGGTGATAGATGGTTTGTTACTAAAGATATAATAATTATAGACGAGGAAGGTAACAAACTTCTTACATTAAAATTATTCGGTGAGAACTTTAATGATTTACGTTTTCAATCACAAGCAGAATATGATGGTATAATTGAACCACAAATATCTGCAGAATTAAGGGAGGTGTAATGAGTAAATATACTATTGATGTTAGATTTACTAATTTACATGAGGCTAAGATTTTCTTGAAAGACAAAGATTATTTCTATCAAGAATCTTATAGTTTCAAAGAAGATCGTTGTATGCTTTACAAGCATAAAAAGTATAATAAGTGGTTAAAAGTATCTTCTACTTTTGACTACTATACTCCTAATAGTATGGAAATGGGTACTATATGGACTTTAAAGACTTTATAGTTTTTCAAGTATACTTGGGGTTGACAAGCCCCAAAGCCTGTGAGAAACTGTAGGGGCTTTTGAGGGCAAGAGCCTTTAAAAGTTTAACAATAACTAATATAAATTGGAGAAAAAATATGAGTAATATTACTTATACTAGAAAAGGTAGTGCGACTACTAGAAAAATCGCAGATGCACCAGTAGCTATTCAGAAAGTTTGGGAGAAAGCTACAGGATTAGGAGTAAATGTATTGAGAGTTAGAGTGGCTCAAGAGAGAGACGAAATAACTAGAGGTAATACTTTTGATGGTTTTCATCAGGGTAAAGTCTCAATATACAAGCAACGTAAGAATCCTATAGATGCTTTATGGTTCAGAAGATTTGTAAAGTTGAATGAATCTAATAAGGGTATGCAAGTTTTAGAAGTTGCAAATAATATGGATGTTCAAAATACTTTAGAAGTTATTGATACTTTTAACAAATACGAGAATGGTGGTATTTTAGCTAGACTAATGAGAGCTATTAGATCAGTATTCGCATAATTTAAAAGGTGCTAGTACCTAGAATAACTAGCCAAAGTCTTCAGTTCCTAGAGTATGACTATAATATTAGAGTAGGAGTAGGTTGGTAGTCCTTCTTAAAAAACTACCATTTAAAATAATGTGGTGTATTCTGGTAGAGTCGACAAAGAATACTTAATTAGGATAACAGAAATTCAACCAAATCCTTGCCACATATTTAACATAGGAGATAGATATGCCAAGTTATAAATTACTATCACAAGGTAGTATGAAGATTGACAAGAGCAACAAGATACAAGATAAATACTTCAGTAGAATATTATATCTTGCACCACACAA